TTTATTTGGCCCCAATTAGGGCCTGATTCGTAGTCTACCTTGTTTGGTACTTCTAAGTCAACAGCAGATTCCATGATTTCTTTTATCTTATTAGCGTGTTCTATTGACTTAATAGATATATCAAGTTCATCATGTACCTGTATATGTGGTATAATACCTTCTTTGTGTAACTCAATCATAGCTTTCTTTGTCATGTCAGCAGCTGATCCTTGTATTAATTTATTCAATGCTTTGTATGTAAATGCACGCTTGATCCCTGGTCCGTGTTCCAAGAGCGCTTTATCGTGTGGCAAGGACTTATGAATACCAAATTGATTAGGTTCCCATAAATGAAACCTACACAAACGACCAAGTAACGTCCTGATTTTACCAGACTCTTGAGCACGTTGCATAACGTTATCCATTAGTTGTTTAACAAATGGTACTCGGTTGTGATATTGTTTAAACAGACCATCAGCTTTATCTTTAGATACACCAAGTTCTGCTTGTAATTTATTTTTACCCATACCATAAAACAAACCAAGATTAATTGTTTTAGCTTGAGTTCTAGGTATCTCTGCCATATCAGCAACAATTGTATGAAAATCTGCATCACCTTCGTTGTATGCATCCAATACATCACTTACTCCATACAGATTTTGTAAAGCTGCATAATGGACCACAAGTCTAGGCTCTTGCTGAGAATAGTCAAAACAACCCCATGTATGGCCTTCCTCGGGTATAAATAAAGCCCTTATCTTAGGTCCAAGATCTTTGTTACGTGCAGGAATTTGCTGTAAATTAGGGTTAGAATAACTAAATCTACCGGTCACAGTTCCGCCATTATCTGAACGCAATTGATTTATGTCAGCATGAATACGACCTTTATGTGAGTGTTTTAATATGGTATCTATAAATGTGGTGTGAGCTTTGTTGATCTCTCTTGCTTTAGCAATTTTATTTACTATTGGGTGAGGATGATTTTGTAAAAAATTTTTAGTAAAGGAAGGTGCTTGTGTTTTTTCGGTTCTATCGTAATCTAATTTTAATTTGTCAAAAACTTGGGCAATCGATCGTGCTGCCCATATTTGAGTATCTATTCCTGTTTCTTTTTTCACTGTTAATAATGATGATTGTTCTTCTGCAACTAATTGTTTCTTCAATTGGCTGGCTGCTTGGACGTCTACACGGACACCTAAGAATTTCATATCGACGAGGCAAGGAAAGAGTTGAGTTTCAAGATCGAAGATAGATTTTATATCCTGTAAATCTATTTCTTTTTTTAATTCTTGCCACAAGGCTAATGTAATTTCTGCATCCGCTTCTGCATAAGAACCTACATAAATGGCAGGTAGTTTATACATTTCTGCCTTGGCGTCAACACCCCAATCTTTTGCAGCTGTATATAAATCTGTTTCATTTTTACCCTTACCGGTGTATCTTTTAGCACAATTGTTTAAGTCATAACGCATTTGATTTTCATCAACAAGGGCCGATGCAATCATCGTGTCCACAATTTTACCGTTGACACTTAAACCGAGCGCTCTAATCCAACACATGTCATACATGGCGTTGTGAAATACTTTAGTAGCAGATGTATTAAGTACACCTTGAAACCACGTTAAAACTTTTTTACGATCCATGTTACCACCACCTTCGTGAGCTATTGGATAGTATCCTGACCAACCAGTTACAGCTACAGCAACACCTACTACATCTCCGTTGCCCACTACTGAGCCGGATCCCATTTTCATTAGATCTGGATCTTTAGTTTCTAAGTCAATTGCAATCTCATCATACTTTGATAAGTCTGGAAAAGACTCTGGAGGTAGCCACTCTGTCTGTGGTTTAAATAGAGGTATCTGCATCGTAGTCCCTTTCAAGTATCATTTCTAAATAATGTATTGCTTTTTCAATGTCTTGTCTTTTACCCTTTGCAGAATGTCTACAAATATATTTTATAGCGTTGCCCTCTGCAAAAAGTAATTTGTTTTCATTTATAAATTCTGCAGGTTGAATTTTCATGTTTCGATAGTGCTTCCCGCCTATCTGGTCTTCTAAAGAATTGTATGTTGTCCCTTTAAATATATCTTTGTGTGTCATAGTACGTAGCCTTTCTCATATTTTTTTGGTTCTATTATATGTAAATTTTCTTTTGTTCTAGTTGCACCTACATAGAACAATCTATTTTCATCGTCTGGATTTTTTTCGTAACTTCTCATAGTGTTCACAGTAAGATCAGTAAGTAGTACAACGTTAGTTGCTTCACCACCTTTGGCTGCATGAATAGTAGACAATTCTATTCTAGGTCTTTCATTTAATTTTTCTCCGTTCTTTCGCATCTTCCTAAGATAATCTACCTTAGTTTGCCCTGCATTGTCAAACGCTTCATACCATATTGTTTTAACCTGTAGTCCATAGTCATTTACAAGTTGGTCTATTCCATAAAAAGATCCTTTAGCCATACCTTTTATTTTTTTAGCATGCCAATGTTTAGGTCCCATAAATTTAATTATGTTTTCTATTTCTTTGTAAGAAACTAATTGTCCTTGTCTTAAATGTTCCCAGGATGTAGCTGCTTTGTGTAAATCTTTTTCATTATTTCTTTTATATCTATTTTCATAATATAGTCCTTGTCTGTACAAAGACTCTTCTATGTCATTTAACATGTGTCTTGTTCTACTAAGAACTAACCAGTCACCTCTAGACATGTCCACACTATCTATATCAAAATGTCTTTGTAATCTTCCTTCGTTAATTCTAGGTTTCCAAGTTTTATCTATTCTATTTTTTATTTTATTTATTATACCCATAGCTAAACCATGAACTTTAGCAGGTATTCTATATGACTGTGTTAGTGGCAGATACTGACCTTCTAAAGCTATAAAAGAATCTACGTCTGCACCAGCCCATCTAAATATTGCTTGGTCATCATCACCTGCAATAAAAGAATCTTTAGTTTTGTTCCAAATAGCTTTTGCCATGTCCCACTGCATTAGTGATAGATCTTGTGCTTCATCAATAAATACTACATCAAACTTTGGTGATAGATCAGACTTTGTAAAGTCTAGTATCATGTCATTAAAATCTATTAAATTGTATTCTTTTTTGTATCTTTTTATTTCATTGTATATAATTCTTAGTTGATCTCTTTCTAGATCCTGTGTGTGTTCAGCTAAATCAAATTGTTGTTCCGGTGTTATGTTTCTAAGTTGTGCTAATTGTATAATTCTTAGATACTCACTATCAGAACTAAATACACCACCTTGTTCTTCTTGATAATCTGCATACGTTACAGGAAAACCTAACTTACTACCCAAGTCTTTGTAATGTCTTGATTGCATAACTTGATCTTTTTTTAATCCTAATTTTCTAAACGCTAACGAGTGTAGTGTTCTAAAATAAGGTAGATCATCTTCTGTTAAATTAAATTTTTTAATAGCTTCATCTCTTGCATGGTTTGCGGCTTTTTGTGTAAATGCAAAATACCCAACTTTATCTGGGTCTGTTTGTTTAAGATAGTCATCAACTTTATTTAGTAACGTTGTAGTTTTGCCTGTCCCTGGTGGACCTAATACTATTGTTCTCATTTTTTTTTCACCCTTACATTAAAATTCATCACATAATTGTCATGTGATGTACCTATTTTTGTTTTTTTAGTGTCAGTTATATTTATACTTTGATTTGCGTGCAGCAAATTTGATGATCTATAGTCCAAAGGATTATTATCTTCATGATGAACTATTTTAAATTTTTCTGGTAAAGGGTTTTCAACAAAAGCATTTGCAACAAGAACATGCACAAGTGGTTTAAGATCTACTATTTTACCATCAAGTTTATAAGATAAATGACATATAGGGTACTGACCACCTTGTGGTACTCTAATTGTTTTTATTTTTTTATTAAAGTTATCATAAAGATATGGAAACACTTTACCTAGTTCAGGCATGTAAGGATTTATTCCTCCTGTTTTCCACAAGATATATCTTTTCTTATCTAAATTAGTTAATTTTTTCTCTGTAAAATGAGAGTTTTTAGCTTCATCTAAATAAATAAAATCTATATTTTTTTCTTTTTGTATAAAAAGATTATGCTCAGGAAATAAAAATAATTGTTCTCTTATCAAAATATATCCTTTGGTTTTAATTCTTTTTGATTATACTCATCTTCTTTTTTATCAAATTGTTTTACCACAAATACAGAAGTTCTTTCTTTACCTATACGTTTGTCATCACAGTTACATGTTTCTTTTAACATCTGTGCTGTACGTGAGTATGGTACATCCCAACGTTTTCTAATTAAAAATTGATTATAGAATCTATCAAAAACAAAATGGTGATTGCCTTCGTTGGTCCACACACCACCTTTTCTCAAATCATTTTTATCTGTAGATACTTGTCTGTTTAAACAATACTCTTCCAAATGATTTTGTAATTGATCTTGTGTAGTCACACCTTCTGGTGGATCTATTGGTTCGTGATTCTTCATCAGTGGATTTATTATCATGTCCCAGTCTTTAGGTTTTACTGTTGGTGGTTTAAAATCCAATTGTTCCATACATGCTTCTTGAAATAAACTTTGTTGTTTTAAAAATTTTACGTTTTCCAGGTGTAGTCGTTGACCATCTACGTTTAGATAATAGTATGGTTTTTCTAATTTAATTTTTTGTAAGTCAGTTAGTGCAGGAAATACTATCTCTTCACCAATACCAAACTTTCTTTCTCTACATAATTTTTTATCACACAAGTTACACATTGGTGTGTCATTACATTTATAACCCCATTCTTTTTTATCATGCTGACGTTTAATTATTTCTACTTCAGACTCACTCAATGGTACAGTTGATGCTGTTGCGTTAAACAATGTCATCTTACTTTTCCATTCTGCAGGCCATTTCTTTTTAGCGTACACACCAAAATGAAACATAGAATTGTTACGTCCACCCTCTGGTATTTTATTCATAGCCATAAGTTCTATACAAGGTGGTGCATCATCATATTCTGATTTAGGTCTTTCTATTTTTACAAAATCAAGATCGTATTGTTTTATCTCATCGTAAAGTGTGTAAAATTCTTCTAGTGTTGCAGCCTCACCATCTTGTTTAAATGCATAACGTGTAGTTTGATTACCATTAAAGTAAGGTAAGTTTAAAAAGTTACCTGTGTCATCTGTTGATTTTAATTGTATTTGTTTTGGAAAAACTTCGGACCCGCCGTAGCCTAGTAGTGTTTTTATTTCTGTTAGTTTATCTCTCATTCTTTCTGCAGATACGGGTTTATCTGTAAAGAGGAAGACGTGAGCACCGCCGCTCTTTGACCTACACACAGCCAGAGGCAGTTTAAATTGTTTTATTTTATCTATTAATTTTTTATGATCAAAACCTGCATATGAATCTATGTCTACACATCCCCATACACATTGGTTATTTTCATTGATAGGTATTATACCTAAACTTTGTGTGCCTTTTAAATGCATCTCCCAAAGTTCCGTGGTCACTGGTTGACGTACTACGAATGATTGTCCTTTAAGCTTGACACCGTTTTCTGCCGGTGCTGTAACTTTGGTACAACCATGCGCACGTTCCAATCCTTTAAATATCTTTTCAAACATAATTTTTAATAGGCGCTTCCACTCTCGCTTCGGCGCCTACTCCTAGGATTTTATTTAGTATGGTGAATCTGTTTTTGATTCGTCTGATCCGTGTTTAACTTGCACATCACCTTTGCCAACTTGATCAGCAAAAGATTTTGCAATTCCATAAACACTTTGATCTGAGACCGGACCAACCTTAGACACTTCCCAACCAAACCATGTTCCTTTGTCATTCGACATCTGAACAGTCTTTAGATTGTAAATGTGGCTATATGTTGGCGGTGTAAACAAACCATTTTTACCGTTCAACTTTATTCCCATCATAATGGAATTCCATTTACGACTAATTTTTAGTTGAGTCGCTTTCATAGAAATTAAAGCTGTTTGTGGTGAATCACCTAAAACTACTACATAATGATTTGCAGTATTTTCTAAGTAATTACCATTAGGTAATCTATCTTTAAAAGATTTGTCACGTGTAGTCTGACTCATGATGTCTGAACTTGCATCGTGAATTGCTACAGGTGCGCCTTTACCCTCACCTCTGTCTTGCCACTCTACGTATTTTCTTTCGTAGAATACTGGCAACACATCTATTCCTTTGGTTCCGTCAAAAACTTCGTTAGTGACAGTATTAAGAATCATGCCGGGTTCTGCCCCCTCAACATATTTCCCATCCCTTTTATTTACCTCTGGAGATAGTTGTCCTAAAACTTTCAGAAATGGTAATGCAAGATCTTCTTGCGTCATATTCTGAGAGCCTTTGTCTGCATCTGCTTCAAACATGTTGACTGCTAATGCACCTTCGTTTTTAGTTGCTACTTCATTCATGGTTATTGTTTCCTTTTTATTGTTGTTTTATTTCCAACAAAGATGTTGAAAATTTCCGTTGGCATTTCCTTACCTGCCTCTAAACGTTCACGGACTAACGCTTTGAGAGTCATGGGCTCAACCTTCAACTTTTGTGTTGGTTGATACCCACGCTCTTCTGCAAGAGCAGCATAATCTGCTGCCTTGTTATCTTCGTTACGACCAAATGATACCAAGATCTCGTTCTTAATAATATCACCAAGTCCATTGTCTCGAAGCCAGTTAAATGCTTTTTCTCTATTAGCTATAGAAATACTTGCACTATAATTAGGTTTTACATCTACTGAAGAACCATCCATAAGTTTAAGATGAGATAAACCCATCTCAGCCATCATGGTTGGAATTACTTCTCCAGATAAATAATCAAATTCTTTTTTTGTATTTTTTAAATTATCTTCCTGCAATTCTATTCTTTGTTGTAAAGAATTTAATTTCTCTACTTGATCTGCAAGTGTTTTTATGTTGTCAGTTTTTTGTATGACCTCTTGTTGGTCTTTCTCAAAATCAATGTTGTTCATCTATCTTTCCTCTTTCATATAAGTTGATTTCAATAGGATAATATTTTCTTTCTTGTTTATCCCATTTTAGTAATTTGTATTTACCATTAGTCATGTCAGAAACTATAGAACATGCTACACCAATAATTGCAGGATCACCTGTCAATAATAAATA